AACGTACCCACAACCATTACTAATACAATGACTGTACATACACCTAAAATAAATGATGTTATTTCCATAATTTCTAATTTTTAATTTAATTTTTATGTCAAAGAACTCACTAGTGGACCTTGATGGACTCGAACCATCGACCTACGCATTATGAGTGCGGTGCTCTAACCAACTGAGCTAAAAGTCCGTTAACAGTCTATTTTATCCAACTACAACTGTCACGGATGTCCCAATAGAGTATAGACAATATTGGTTAGGAATAAATCTTTAAGGTACTACAAACTCTTACCTATTCTTGAGTAGATGATTAATCTAGGGGCAATTCATCCTCCTTCTTTTCACTATGGATGTTACTCCATTTCTCATCATGTGTGATACATTAGTCATTAACAGTGACTCGTGTACACCCATCAGGATTCGAACCTGAGACCGTCTGCTTAGAAGGCAGATGCTCTATCCAGCTGAGCTATGGGTGCATGTAAAAGATAGGGTTCTATTTTAAAGTCATTTAGTTCCAACGCGTATTGAATAACTCCCTATCTGTGTACCGCTGGGCGGACTCGAACCGCCACGGGCTTTCAGCCCAACAGATTTTAAGTCTGTCATGTCTACCAATTCCATCACAACGGCATCTCTATCTTTCAATAATGTAAATGTACGGTACAAATGATTAAGTAACAACTATTTTATTAAATTAATTTAATTGTAGGGACGGTAGGAATTGAACCTACGACCTTGACCATATAAGAGTCCTGCTCTAACCAACTGAGCTACATCCCCATGTTGAAAACACCTATATTTTATGTAGAGGCGCAAAACTCGATTCAGTATTGGTGATAGTGACCCCTCAGGGGCTCGAACCCTGGACCCTCACATTAAAAGTGTGATGCTCTACCAGCTGAGCTAAGAGGTCAGTATTTTACCGAATACTGTGTCGTTACTTAATCTTGATGTCAAAGAACACTACTAATATAAAACAAAAAACCCGAACATCTCTGTTCGGGCTTCTTCTTTTTCATAGCTTTAGGTCTATTTTTTACATTATGTTTTACCGAACTATTACATAACACTAAAGATTCTTATCCTTGATAAGTTTCTTAATATTATATTATGTGTATTTCGTTTATTCATTTTTAAAATAGTTTTGTACTTGTTTGTACTCTACAAATATAGTTAAGTTAGTTCAATTGTCAAATTTTATTTTAGGATAATCTGTAACCTATCCACCATAAATCAATTCTAAAGAATTTATTCCCTTTATTTAAACCAAAACCAATACGTAACATACGATTCTGACTATTTAATTTAATTTTAGTTAGTTTCATTAATGTATGATTCTCCCATCTTCAGCATAAATCTCTAATGTTGCGGATTTACCTCGATTATCTAACCAATCATCAATCTCAAGTAGCGTATCTTTGAAAAAGATACGTGAAATAAAATCCCACTCACCTAAAGGTGTGTCAATACCACCTCCCATTACAGAAAAATCTTCAGGTTTAAGTTCTTCGTTAGATTCAAATAACATTTCACAAAATCCACCTTTATTTTCATCAACAACTAACATAATATGTTTAACACCATCGTTACGGTAATTAGGTGATGCAAAATAGGATTCATAAGGGTATAAATCATCAACATCCTCAACATTTTCATATATGTCACCTAAATCTTCCTCATTAAACTCTAAAACTACTTTTTCATTTTCATCTACAACTCTAAAGAACGTACTACCGTTATAAAAAGGTGCGTTCATATGAAATAAATCGGGACCCCACATATCGTCAACAACGTCTTCTAACTCAGACCTAATCTGCCATAGTTCATCACAGTTATTGTCTTTCATGAGGATATCTACATCCTCTAATTGTTGGTCATTTAATGAATGTCCCATCGCCTCCATTGACCATCCGTAAACTTCTAATTTGTATTTCATTTTATTTAATAATCTAAAAATTTAATTTTATTTGTATTTGGGTCCCACTCCACAGTTAAGGGTTTGTTTTTAAAAATATAATCTTCACCTAATACTGATGCGTTGATGTAATGAGTTCCATTATTGAACTTATAACCATATCCGCTATGAATATGACCAAAAACGTGTATCTTAGGTTTAACGACCTTTAATCGTTCTGTCAATAATTCACACCCAAGATTCTCATATCGACCTACTACGGTATCTAAACACCCCTTAGGTGGTCCATGGGTGATAAGGATATCAATATCATTAGGAATCATACTCCATTTATTTTTTAATTCTTCACCATTACGTGGTAGATTGAATGCCCAGTTATAAAACTCAGGTTGCCACGGAGTACCCCAAACTTTGACAGATGATTGATAATCATTACCAATAATCTCTAAGTCATCTTGAAGATAACTTACGTTAGGGTAATAAGAAAGGATATCTTTGGATAATGTTGGGTCATCCTCAAATATAAGGTCGTGGTTACCAGCAATTACAATTTTATTAGTGTAATTATCCAAATCGTTAAACCAGTTCATAAAACCATCAACTTCATGTTCATAACCTCGTGAAGTAAAATCACCCGCATGAATTAGTAAATCACCACCTGGTAACTGTGACGTTACCTGATGATGTTTTGTATGGGTATCAGATATGAATGTGATTTTCATTTTATTTCTTTTGGCTAATATAAACATAGTATTTCGATTAAAAAAATTTATCTTTTAATTTTTCTTTTATAACCATAGATTTTAATATGTTTACATAATTTGTGGCCTCAGCGTATGACTTTGATAAATAAGTGTAGTATTCATCTTCAGTATGTAATGTCGATAAATAACGACATTGATAGAATGCGTAATCATAAACTGATTCTCTCCAGTGACTGTAATACGCGTGATTAAATTGAGTACCCTTAGATGTGTGTATTCTTACTCTAGCCTCTTTCATACCAAAAAGGTTATTGTTCTCCTTAAATATTTTAGAAGAGTAATTACCTGTCTCAAGCTTAGATTGTGCTAATACTATATGTGGAAACTTAACGTTTAATGAAACTAACATTTCTATCAGTTTATCTTCCGAGAAATTATTTAAAGTATCGTTAATATTAATTACTGAGATATTAGATTCAAAATCAGTAGTATTTGTAATATCACTACTTAAAGATTTATTAATAGGTATTAACAATACGGATAAAAATATAATTAATAGGGTTAATGAAGGAATAAGTATTTTTATCTTATTTAATTTTTTATAACGTAATTCATGATTACAGTAATAAAACAATTCTTTCTTATTAAATTTCATATTTTTTTTTTGGCTCGATAATTAGTTAAATACGACCCATTTAAATTAAAAATGAGCCGTAATAAATTGATTTTTGACTTTAAAGACCCATTTCTTTACGAATCTTAGTTGCTGAGATATCTCCAATCTCAGAAGGGGGTGTGTGTTCAATTATATCATAACCAACTCCTCTACCAAATTCAATTGAACAAATATCAGGAATAATAGTTACTGATACTTTACCTGATTCGACTTCAGAAGAATAATGATTCATAATATTTTCTTTAACTTCTGTCGCTGTAAATGGATTTTTTTCGTTAGGTTTTCCGTCTCTAATACAGATTAAAACATTTTTACCTTTATCCATCGCCTGTTTAAATAACTCTTGATGGCCTTTATGTAAAGGTTGCCATCTACCTACGAACATCGCATACTGACCATCTCTAGCAGGTATTGATGACTCTACGTGAAATTTACTACTCCAATCACTCATAATTTAAATTTAAATATAATTAGACCAATCGATACCTTTGAATCCTTCATTTCTATTAAGGTTTACTCCAAACGCTCTTTGACCTGGTTTATTAGGGTCCATATCATTAATTAAGATTCTCGGCCCCCTCTCAATTCCTGTTATTAAACGGTCATAGAATATTCCGTTCTCTTGTAATTCTTTAACAGTATGGTCGTAGAGATAATCGGGTCGTGCGGTAGTTAAAATTACCATATGACCTTCTTTACTCCACGACTCTAACTTTTCTTTTACTTCAGGTAAAACATCTACAGATGAGGTTTCATAAGTTTCAAACTTTCTATATTTGAATATCGTACCATCTATGTCACAAAATATTGTGGATTTCTTATCTACCATCCTAATTCTGTTATAATTCTTTGAAGTGACTCTTCAGGTGTATCTATGGTCGTATCTATATCAATAAAGTTTTCCTTAGGTGATACATATGCGTCAGACCTAAAATGGTCTCTTTCTCTAGGTTCTGATGTGTGAACATATATTTCAACTAAATCTTTACCTAATAGTTTTTTAAACTCTTCTCTTTGGTCAATATAAGGTGAAACTAAAGAAACTATCACGTCATCACCTTGATTGTGTAAATAATGTGAAATTTTCTGTGCCGCATCTACATTAGTTACTCTCCCTTTAATAGAATAATCCTTGTTAGTGAATAGTTCTCTCATTTCATCCCCATCGATGCGAAAAGCATTAGGAAGATGGGTTTTTTTAAACATGTTAGCCAACACGGTCTTACCATGTGACGGTTGTCCTGTAAACCAATAAACCATTATTCTCCTATTTCTACTAATTCAATATTAAAGTTTAGTGACTTACCAGCGAGTGGGTGATTCATATCTAAAATTAGATTTTCTTCATCTTCACCTACGATAGTTGCTTGAATTGGCATACCTTGCTCAGTTTGACCTTGAACCATACCACCTATTTCAACTTTAAAGTCCTCAGGAAAGTTCTTACGATTAACCGGCATTACCGCCTCCTCTTTTCTTTCACCATATGCTTGAGTTGGGTCTAAAGTCACATCTTTTACTTCACCAACTTCCATACCTTCAACTGCGGCGTCAAAACCAGCTATCATTTGCCCAGTTCCAACTGCAAAATTAAGGGTTTCTCCACGTTTACGTGAACTGTCAAATTCTTGACCATCTTCTAAAGTTCCTGTGTAGTGAACTTTAACATTGTTACCTTTTTCTACTTTCATTTTTTTTGTTATTTAATTTATTTAATGTATTTATTTTTAACCCTTTGAGATATTGGGATGGGGTCCCCCGTTTCATCAATTCTAACGAATTTAATTTTAGTTGATAATATAATTGTTTGATTACCTGAGTAAACATTATGTGAACGTGCCTCCATGTAAAGAGTTAACGATGTGATACCAATACTTTCTACCTCACCATACATTTTTATTAGTTGACCCTCTTTAGCTGGTTTTTTAAAAACACATTCATCAATCTTGACAGTAACCATTCGTGGTGTATCGGCGACTTGCATAGCAAATGCTGCCGCACTTGCATCTAACCAAGCTAATAATTTACCTCCAAATAAGTTACCGTGGAATCCTAAATCAGATTTTTTTATTGGATGTGTATTTAATAATTCCATTGGTTTTTTACTCATTTTAATTCATTACTTTAAAGTGTCCCCAGTCCTGACCAGAGACATCAATATTAGGAAAGTAAAACATTATTTCCTTATTGTCAAATTTTATGGTCTTTAAAAACCCTGAAGGAATTGTTGCTCCCCCTAATACTTTTTCAAGTTCACCTTCGAACTTTACTATAATTTCTACCCAAACATTATCATAAACTTTTGATAACCCTCTTTCAAATTCTTCTAACTCTCTCCACGGTCCACGATTTAATCCTTCATGTTGTAGAACGCAATTTAAATATGTAAATGTTTTTTTAAGTGTTTCCCTATCACAGTTAAATGCTGCTGCGGGAGCTAAATGACCTCTATCCCAAACATTGTCTTTATAATCCTGATTATTTGAAGTTTGAATACTATCATTTGTATAGAAATTTAAACCACTTCTACTTTGAGTTCCCATCGGACATAATACTTTGTATGATATCCATAAGGGCTGTTCTAATTCTTCAGAATATACAACATCAAATATATCAGTTTTTATAGTATCATTCTCAATAGTTAATGTTTGACTATGTAATGGTAAAGTTAAAATTATTAAAAATAGTTTAAATAAAATCTTCATAAATTCGCTATCTTTTAATTTTATAAATTTGACTAAATAAATCTTTAGTCTCATCTAAAACCAATTCTTTAGGCCACGATGTAAGGTCGTCATTTGAGTGTGCAGTATCGAAACCTACCCAATGACCTTCGGGCCATTCATCACCTGATGGTATGATTTCTGAAAATGTTAAACCTCCATGTACACTTACATCAATATCGTCATAACCCTTTCCGTAGTCTTTATGTGATGGAATAATTTTAACATAACCGTTACCCCACCCTCTTTCAATGTCGGCCCACGTATTTCTCTTAATCATAATTGGTGAAGGGATTCCCGCAATTTCATACGACAATAAAACATCGTTAACATTCAAATTTAGGTACAAGGCTTCCTTTAGCGCTTCGTTACCAATTTTTCTAAGTCTATCTGCAAAAAAATTAATATTGTTCATAGTTATATTTATTATTATACATAGACAAAGATATGAAAAAAATTGATATAAAAAAACAATATTTAGAGGGGGATGAGTATTATTCAAATAAAACAGACAAAAAGACTATAGTTTTACATCACACGGCAGGTAGTCACAGACCAGATTGGGTATTTAGTTCATGGGATAGAGACAGGACTAAAGGTGGTAGACCATTAAGAGTTGCTACTCAATTTGTTATTGGAGGAAAATCAACTAGAGATGGTAATACCGATTGGGATGGTATTATAGTACAAGGGTTACCTGTTGAACAATGGGCACATCATTTAGGTACCAAAAATTCTAATAATAGGGAGTTAAATGAACAATCCATAGGTATTGAAATTTGTAACTATGGACCATTAGTTAAATCAGTTAAGGGGGAGTATTTCACATACGTTAATAGTAAAGTACCTGAAGAAGATGTTATAGATTTAGGTAAAAATTGGAGAGGATATAGATATTATCAGAAATACACCGATAAACAAATAGAGTCTGTTAAATTTTTGATAGATAAATATAGTTTAGAATATGGTATCGATGTTTGTAAAGGTATGGTTGAACTATTTGACACTAAACAATCATTTAAAAGTTTAAGTGTTTTGGAGAAACAACAATTTTTAAATGAAAAAGGTTACTTAGGATTAAATGGTAAAGTTTTAACCGAAGATGGGCTTAACGGGGGAAATACCAAGTATGCGGTAAGAACATACAATGATGCTGATAGAAGTGATTGGGGGCCATTTGAATTTAACAAGTTAGCAAATCATGGAGGTGTTGGTATATGGAGTCATACCAATTATCGTAAGGACAAATTTGACGTTTACCCTTACCCACCTTTAATTGAAATGTTAAAGAGTCTGTAATTTGTTTATTTAGATTTTTGTAGTTATATTTGTTTTATTAAAATAAAAACACTTATGAGATTTACTACAATTATTATTACATTTTTTCTGACAATATCTAATGTTTATTCACAATCATCTACGGTTGGTGTATTATTTAATAGTGGGGATTTATTTCTTTCCACAGATAATATTAACACATCTGTAATCAATAGTCGTAATCCATATGCCCCATGGGGAATATATACTACAGCTCAATTAAATATAATTAACACTGGTGGGGTTCCGATTATAAATCAAACAGGTGCTTACCCAAATAGGTTAGGTATTAATTACGGATTTTTAAGAAACGGTATCAATGTAGGGGTTGGAGGTAAAATGGTTCTTTATACCAGTGAACCTGCTAATTTTTACCCTGATGTAATGATTAGACTACACCCAATTAAACTTATTACTCAAAATTCACGTTCAATAGACATCGCTTTGATTCTAAATGTTTCTAATACTATAGAATTTGGTGCGGGTTTATCAATTCCTTTTCTACTTAACAGATACTGATATATTTATTAGTATGATAAGTAATGAATTTCAAGATTATTATGACGGTATTATAGAAACTATAACTAATAGTGTGGGTTCTGAATCTTACGCACGTAATTTAGGTAAGAACAACTATTTTAGAATAAAAACAGGTTTTTATGAAGATGAAAACCCCGAAACTATTACAAATGAGTTACTATTAACAGTTAAAGAATCCATTAATGAATCTAACATTATAAATGAGGCTAAGGGTATTAATGAACCAATTAGACGTATAGTTAGGGACATAACAAATATTGTTAAAAGTGAAAATTATGGTGAATACTTTTTACCTGAAGACATTACTGAGACTAATGAAATTGAATATGACTTTGATAATGACTTTAAAAAGTTAAACATAAGTAGGTCGTACAATATACCGTCATTCTCTATAGAATTAACCTACAATGCCGATTATAGTATAAAGGAACCCTACATGATTAATGGAGCGTTAATGTCTGACGGAGATACGATTTCGATAATAATAATTATTAATCCTAAGCATTACCCTTCACTTATGTATGATTTAATTGCAGATATAAATGACGTAGTTGCTCACGAAATAGAACACATATTTCAAGAAAATTATATGAGACCTGATAATGAAATACATTTTAAAGAAGAGGGGGATGAAGACCCAACAGGTAAAGAGTATTATAAACAAAGTCACGAAATACCAGCAGAACTTAAAGGTATTATAAGAGTCGCTAAACTTCGTAATCAACCAATTAAACAAGTTATAGGTGATTGGTTTAAAAGAAGTCAGTACGCACATCAACTAAATGATAAAGATTCGTTAGAGTTAATCTCTTTCTTATCTGATGAATACGAAAAAAGATATGGAATTTAAAAGTGAAGAAGAATTTAGAGGAGTTGCTAGAAGGGCCGTACAAATACTATTGTACGTAGTTGAAAGTAAATCCCCACTACTTAGGAAATTAAAGGCTACAAATTTAATAACTAAAATATATGGTGCCAATCAAAACGGTACAGTTTATTTTGAAGTTGAAATTCCTTTCATGGTAGATGACCCAGACCACGGACCATTATGTAAAGCCTTAGATGAAATTTTATCTGCAGTGATAAATACATTTGGTGATTATCACTTAAATGAAAATATGGAATTTGTATCTAAAACCGCCGCTGATGAGGGTGATGATATGGTTGGTTTTTTAAGTTCATGTAGTTTTGATTGGACTAATCACAATGATGAATATAACGCTAAAGCAAAATATGGTTTCGAATATAATTGGTTTAGTGTAAAGAATATAGAACATTATCCCGATTAAATTATATTATATTTTTTTTATCACAATTAAATCCGTATATTTGTTATATGGAACACACACGAGAAAATTTAAAGAAGTTATCATTAGTTGAAATTAAACTAATCTGTAAGGAGTACTCTCTTCACCGTACAGGTACGAAAACAAAATTAATTAATAGTATTTTAGATTTTATTAAACCGGTACCTGTCACTGTTAGTTTACCGACCGAATATAAACCACCAAAAGGTAAAAAAGTTATTGGTATAATGATGGGTGAATCTGACAAAAGAAAACAGATTGGTAAACTAAGAGAAAAAAATAAAGTTAAAGACCTATACTATTCTATGAGTGTACACTACTATGAGGTCGATAAAGATTTTAATTTTATCGGTATCGACTAGATAACTTACTAGCTATTTTTTGCATTACGTCTCTAAAGACTACTGACGAAACAGTTATAAGACCTGAATGAACTAATGACGTTGTTAATGTCGCCATTTCTACAGAATCAAAACCAAAGGTATTAGCGACATTAATAATCATACCTAAAATAGGTAATAAAAAAGTGTACGCTAATATATCTGCACCTCTGTACACACTTATACCGAGAATGGTTAACATTGCACTAAATTTATCTTTAAGTTGTTCTGTTTTACTAACCGCAGACTTTAATTCATCATCTAAACCTTGTTGTTCAATATCCTCTCTGAGTTTATCATACTCTTTACCTTCAAAATAAACTATAGATATTGCGGCAATGACCAATGAGGATACCTGCCAAGATTCTAAACCTGTAAACTCACCATTAAGGTATTTTTCAACAGGTTCCATAAGTGCACCAATACCAGCTCCGTAAGTCAGGGCAAATTTAGTACTAATACCAAATTGTTGTTTTACGTCTGTAATTATTTTTTTAAGTAATTTATCTAACCTTTTTAAGGTAGACGTTACTTGTTCTCCGATTCTCTCGTTTAATAATACTTGATATTGTTCTTCTGTAACTAAAACTTTCACTTGTAATGTTTTATTATAAATATGTAACTAATACTAAACTGTTAAACGTTATATTTATTTTAAAAGACTTTAAATGGCTAAAGATGTAAATCCAAGTGTAAAGGAAGGTGATAATATAATTTTAATTTATATGAAGGACCCATATTCACCAGTTCCTGGTGGTACTAAAGGTGTGGTAAATAACGTCACTAAAGACCCGTTTGATGAGGGTGAGGAGATAATTTCCGTTGAATGGGAAAATGGTTCATCATTGTCTTTAGTGTCTTCAGAAGACATATGGATGATGGAGAGTGATTTAAAAACAAATATCAAAGAAGCTCATAATAACCCAAACTTAGATAACCTGATAAGTCTTAAAGAAATATTTAAGTATTCTAATGAAAAAATATTCTTTGACTTTTTAAGTAAGATTAGGGAGTCAGGTTTAGTTAATATGTTAGAATCAGGTCAATTTCTAGTCTCAGGACCAAAATATCTTCAAAAATTTATTGAATTTGAAGAAATGAAGTCAGGTAGAGAATATGATGAAGATATGGTTGAGGAGTTGATGAAGATGTCTCAACAAACAAGAGATGAATTTATTAGAATGGCTATGAAAATGGTTGTAGATGAAGGGACCGAAGACTATTCAAATAGAAATTTAGAGAAAAAAATAAGAACCTTAACAAGTAAGGCTCTTAAATACTATATGATGATGTTTGGTAGATAATTAAATAGATTCTTTAATATTTAACCTACCAATATTAACTTCCCAAGATTTAACCCCAAAAAGTTTAAGTTCATGTGCTACCGACTTTTCAACAAAACGTCTAATCTCACGATTTCTTGAGATAGCACTACGAAAGTCGCGAGTATTATTAATATTACATAAACCATTTTTATCGGTTCTCCAACCCCAACCTTTCAATCCGCCAGAAACTGCAACATTAACAAACAATGAGGTACTCCATTGACTATGTCTCTTAATGTGAGTAACTCTGAAAGTCAAGTCGTGAGAATCGTATCTCCAAGACTGACTTAAGTTTGTGGACTTTAAAGTTTTACGTTTAATTAAGTCCCTTACCCCTTTATCCTTTGTAAATTGTTCTATAAAATCTGACATATCATGTTTTTTTGTTAAAACAAATATACGGATAAAATATTAAACTGCCATAGAAGTGGTCAAGAAAATTGGGTTTCTTTCTCCAAAATGTCCGCCCACCATATTAAAATAAAAATATTCATTGGCCTCTTCCTCAGTCATAAGGTCAGTTTTTACCATTTTTTGAATAATACGTTGTTTTGAATACACAATTCTTGTTCCACGACCAAATTCTTCACTAACTCCAACGATACAATCATCAAAACCGTCCATAACAATTGCCCCTTCAGCAATTTCATCTATTTCTTCTCTATTCATAGTTTTTATTTAAAATATAACTTAATCCGTTTACTATGTCAAACGAGAAATGAATATATCAACATATTTATAGTAAAAACAAAGATTATGAGAAATTATATGACAATATCAGACGAAGAAAGAAATTCTATTCTTCAAAATCATTCATCATTTTATAATGGTTATGCCACAGGTAACGTACCAAGTAATTTACAACCATTAACGGTTGATAATAGTATTAAAGACGATGGGGGTATCACTGTTGATAATCAAGGTAACGTAAAAACTTATCGTAATCATAATGTGAATGAATCGAAGGTAGAATCAAAAAAAGAAACTAACGAAATGGAAGCAAACGACATGGATTTATCTAATGTGGATTCAGCTTACGATTATGATTCAGGTGGACCTGAACAATTTGATGGTTCCTATTCTGATGATTCATATGGTTTAGATATTGATTCCATAATGAAAATGTTTGGTGGTGATATGTCACCCGCAGAATATCATGATGAGGAGAGTATGATGGATACTCACATGGACGGAAAAGAAAAATTTAATGATGAAGATTCCGCGTATGAGTTTGATTCACAGGGTGGTGAAGCTGATGTATACGGTGAACAAGCTACCAACATGTCAATAGGTTTTGTTGAAACAGACTCGAAGACAATAGATGAAGAAATGTGTGAGGGTTGTGGTGAGACTGACGAAAGTTTAGTAACCGTAGCTAAAATGGATAAACCTATTGGTAAGATTTTTTCATTATCAAAAGAGATGGGTGAAGAGTGTGATACTTGTGAACAGTGTGGTTCTGAACTTGATGAAGGTGAATGTGTGGAATGTGGTTCTATGTACGAAGAAGTTGATGAGGACTTACATGAGTCGTTTGATAAGGATAGAAAAACAATAAGAGAAATGTTTAATAGATTTAATAAATTTAATTAATAAATAACTTTCGGTTCTATTCGAAAATTATTAAAGGACGGTTTTAACCGTCCTTTTTTTATTCATGAATATTTTTATATAACTTACCATCTTCAATCAAATGTCTATATTTTGGGTAGTAGTCCCATTCTAAACTAACCATTTTTTCACCATCAAATAGATAACCATTATTAATCATATTACGTACTGATTCTTTATCATGTATATTTAATTCTTGGTGATGGGTATTTCTTAATTTATGCATATTACATTCAACATTACCAAACCATGATAAATGCCACCCATTAATATCATTAAGATGTGTTTCTTGTTCATACCTAACATTTCTTATTTTTTGTGGTGTTGTACTCTTTAAATAAGACCATCTACAAAAGGCGGGTCCTGGCCAAAACATATTTTCAAAATCCCATTTAAAATTCCAATAGTGCCATCTTTGAAGTATAGTTTTAAAAGTGTCAAAAGTTACTTGATTATTTTTAAGTCTACTCAGTATGTCATTGTCCCATATTTCATCCACATCTGAGATTAATATTACATCATCATCGTTAGGTAATATTCTTTCTAAAGTATCTTTTATTGCGTTTCTATTATAGTTTTCTCTAAATTTATTGAGATTATCCTCGTCATTTACACCTAATGGGTGAGGTTCATATAAAATTTCATTTGGTAAATCAATCACTACATGTTCAATTTTGTGTAAAAATTTAGAAAATAAACCTTTATGTTTTTGAAAAAATAACTCTTTATCTTTACCTGTATGACTATTTCTAGATTCGATTAATATGAAATGGTCAACATAGTTATTCATCTCATGTAACCTCAAATTTAACATATCTAATTCATGGTCAAATAAAAAACAATCGTAAATTTTTGGTTGTTTAATGTTAATTTCTGTGTTTTTAATCTTATCCCATATTTTAGGTAAATCATAATTATCTTGAGTAAAAGGTTTTAGTTTACCGGTGATACCATCTTTATCTATACCATTCGACGCGTACATATCTTTAATTAAGTTAGTGATGTTATTATCATCGTCCCAAAATTCAGTCAATAGTTCGGTGTGTGAGAAAGCATTTAATTTCTGTCTTATAAAATTAAAATCCCCAAACCAAGAGAAATGGAACCCCCCATTCTCTTTAATTGTGAAACGGGTGTCTTCATACTCTGACCATCTATCATCTCTAATTTTTTGAAATATTTTATTATTTGATATATAATGAGAGTAATAAAAAGCGGTAGAACCTAACCAGTAATGCATTTTTTCTAATTTAGTATTCCATACTAACCATTTTTGTTTAAAAATTACAGGACCATATGGTAAATCATCAGATAATTTGTTAAAAATTTTATGATTAGGAAATTCATCAACATCGGAAACTATAATAATGTCTTCAAAATTAAGTTTTAATTCTTTTAGTGCTAAACCTATAGAGTTTCTTTGGTGTGACTCTCGATAGAACTCTATAGTTTTTTGAGAATCAATAGTGGTGTGGGATTGTATTATATTTTCACTAACTATTGTTGGAGTATCTTTAACAATATAATGTTTTATCTTATCTTTCCACTTTGAAAAACGATTAATATTCTCTTTAAAATATAATGGTTTATCCTTTCCCGTAAAAGTTTTAGTTGACTCTACAATTAAAAATAAGTCAACATGGTCATACAACTCTTCAAGTCTTAATTCTAGTAAATCTAATTCATTATAAAATAAAAAACTATCAATTATTTTTTGATTAATCATTCGTACTTAACTCATTTAGTAGTTTATGGTACTTTCTAACTAAAATTGTGTACCCACAATAATCTCCCGTTAACTTATAGTAAAGTTTAATATAGTTTAATGAATTTTTTACTTGAGATAGGTTAGTACATGAAAATAAAACATTTTCAGCTTTAAAATAATAATTACTTATATTGATATCTGTCATAGGTCACTTACTTTTATTTTATAAAGATAATAATAATATAATAGAAATCTATGTCTAAAACAAATTTTACCGCCAAAACCGAAACTATCGATACTATCCCCGATATGTTAAATTACTACTATTATAAAGAAATATTTAATGATAAAGAAATTAATGATATAATATTAATATGTGAAAAATTAGATTCAGAAATTAACGAATTGGATTATTCCGATATTTCTGTTGATATGAAAAGAAGAAATAGCGTTAGTTACTTACCAATAAATGATGAGACTTCATGGATTTATGATAAAATTTATGATTTATCTGTTAGCGCTAATCAGGAAATGGGTTGGAATTTTAATGTGGATGGTATTAATCAATTTATGGAGTATAATACCTATACAGATAATAGTGGTCATTACTTATGGTATTCTGATATAGTAAATTCAAATACTAATAAATTATCAGTAACTCTACATTTATCTCTTAAAGAAGAATATAATGGTGGAGAAACTGAGTTTAATTGTGGTTATGAAATATTACGACCTAAGTTTAGTGTCGGAGATGTGGTCATATTCCCATCTTACTTACTACAAAGAACCACACCTATACTTTCAGGCGTAAAACGTACAATAACTTTAAATGTAACGGGAAAAACTTTTAGATAATGGTATATAACGTAAACGATAATAATCTATTTGAACACATAACTAAACACCATAAGATTATATGGTTTTTATTTAAGGAAGGTCAAGAAGACTCTACTTTAAGTATTAAACCTTTTAATGATAAAATAGAAAGTGTAAATAAAAATTTAAATGACGAATTTCCTGAAGTAGTATTTTTCCAAACCACTATAAATGAGAATCCAAAAATTATGGAATATTTTGGGTTGAACGATAGTATAATATGGGATTACAAACATCACCAATTTAACCCTAGAATAATTAGTGTGGTGGATGGTCAATTAATTTACGACCAATCAGGTAAGGAATGTTACTGTTTAGAAACATTAATAAAAATGGTTTTTGACTTACACCCCGAATTAATTCCTATACCAACCAGTGAGGGATAATCGTATCTCAGGTGTTCCTGGGTTTACGTGGGAAACATAATGTAGTTTACCTTTATCTTCAGGTAGTAAGAATAGTGTTAAACTATTAAATTTAGGTGTCTCAACATTTTCAACGACATCCCCATCATCATTTAAAAAATGTAGTAATCCACCATATTCCGGTTTCCAATCTTTAGTTAATTGTAAAACGAAACCGATAATACCGTTGGGACTATCTTGATGTGGTGATAAAAAATCACCAGGAACATAACAAGCTGCGAAAACCTCATTAGAGCCCGTAATTGTTAAATCAGTTACTTTTGAGACTAAGTCGTGAGATTCATTACCATTCAAAAACTTTCTAATTTGACACTCAGTACAATCACAATCATCAAAATGATTATCTAAAGTTCGATGAAAAGAATATGAAAATTCATTTCTACCAAAAGAGTCTGTGGAGTATTGTCTTGCTTTCTGTATGTTATTGTATTCTTCAGGTGTATTTCTAAAATAACTAACTCCATCAATATCTTTAGACGGAAACGTAGCTATTGACCACCAATCAGTGGGCATTTCATAACTAAAGAAATTATTTAAATTTTCAGCGACTTCATCTTTTAAGTAGTTATCTATAACAACATAACCCTTCTCTTTAAAGGATTTATGTATTTTTTTTAAGTCTAAATTAGGGTTAATTAAATCTTTCATATTTTAATTTATAATTAGTATTCAGTTGTAAAAAAGAATACCTGAAACAATCTACCATCATACTTATCTTTACCAAAGTAATCCATTGATACGTGATAGTTATCTGAACGATACATTACTAAACGATTAAATTTATTACCTAATCTATCGACCAAGTCCCATTTAGTATAATCTCTGGCTTCTGACATATGAGGGGCCAATGAAGTTTCTTCCTCAGTATGTTTAGTATTATCCCAACCACAAAGACCTGTTTCTTTATGTTTATATAGTCCCGTACCTGAACTTACAGGTGCATCGGGAGTTAAATATAATACTGCTGCCCATCCTGTGGTACTATCTGAATGTATCCAAGAACGGTCTTCTGATGTTGTGTATTGAAAACTACCTGAATAGTCACCACCCCAATATGTAATTTTACCGGCAAAGGGTTCCACTAAACTCTGTAAACTATCTTTTAAGTCGTCATCTAAATGTGAAACTGTACGATGACCAGGGTAATTACCATCTACATCAAAGTCTTGAGTTAAGGCGTATTCTCGTACCTCATCAGGATTGATATAGAAATCATCAATTATTAATGTGTTAACTCTCATATGTTATTCTATTATTAGTTCAGGATAATCCTTATCTGAAAAGTAGTCAATAATAAATTCTAGTAAATCATTCTTCTCTAAATAATCTTCAATATACTCATCATATGATATAACCCAATCTTTGGTGTAATGACTTTCTGTTGCGTAATCCCATTCGTCACTAAATACTTCTAAATTTCCTATTGATTCAATATAATCTGAGAAGTCTCCTTCACAAATTTCTATTTCTCTGTATCCTTCTTCATTATTTAGTGAAAACATTATGTTTAATGTTCCGTCAATAAAATCATAATCAAGTAGTTCTATTAGGTGTTTTGTCATTTTTTAGATATTTGTATATAAAATAAACGATTTATTTAATTAAGGAAATGGAAATTATAGAAATTATAAGTTCATATATAAATAAAAGTAATAATATACTAAAAGTCGAGTTTCAAGTGTTAAACAATGATAATATCGTATCCGATACTATTGAATATCATTATGTTGAAGAGTTTGGTTATAATATCGATATGACTACAGATATTTTTGATGACTATGACATGGATTTTGACGGTATGGAAACATGGAACGATGAACTTGAAGAGGTGGATGAGCAGTTTATTGATGAAGAAATACTACTATCATTTTTAAATGAATATTATATTGTTTTTCCCGATAGGAAACCTGACGAAGAATACAATTAAGACTATTTATAGTTATGTCAGGAAAATTTACCCCACATAACGATAATGAAAAACCACAGAACAACTCTATGGTTGACATGATTAATAGATTATTAGGTAGAATCTTTCTAAAGAAACCTGTTTTTTTTGGGATGGATGAGCACAAAATAACGCTATTAGTGAGTCCTAGTATGAAAATATACGGTATTTACACTTCACCTGATAGGTTATTAAAAAAATTCCCTTTTGATGAAAAAAAGTTTTTAAACTTAAAAGATTTAAGGTTGTGGGCTGAAAATAATGAGTTCTCAATAACTTTCTCCGCTGAGACACCTAAACTTAAGAGAGATTTATTAATGTCTTTAGGTGACGTTATGGTTGAGTCTAAAGGAGGTAAAGAAAGGAGTCTAAGTGTTGTGGTGATGGAAGAATTAAAGAAGTCCAAACTACCTGATTCTATTAAGGAATGGGCAAAAGAAAACCCTGAAAAGTTTATTAGAAATATAAGACACGTTCAAAACATATTAAAAAAGTAAAAGTGGTCGATTGACCACTTTTTCTATTTAAGGACCTACTCTTGAGAGTCTAATCCACATATTAACATTTTCCCCATTATTCAAGTGTTGATTAGGAAATTTTAGTACCAAATGTTCTAAACCATCTTCTTCAATTATAAAGTTCCTTGGGAGTCCGTCATAATCAATCAATAAATCATCCCAATAACCATCGATTCCTTGAATCACTTCACAGTAATATGATTCGGTCCAATCATCACTTCCTTGAGTTACTTGATAACCTTTGTAGAAAGTTCTACCACTAAATGAAACCTTTTCGGTACCAACATTTAAATCACCAATAGTTGTAGATACCATACCATCATATATTGTATTATTTTCATCGTACCCTTCATAGGTATTGACACCATCGTGTCTAATAAAACTAACAAGGTATGTACCATCTAATGTTGGGTAAGTTTCTAGTTCGTATTTCTCACATCCAACTAATGTGATGAGTAAAGATAAAAGGAATAGTATATTTTTCATAATGTTTATGTATTTTATTTAATACAAAGATAAGCCTTTTTATTTAACTGCAATGGAAGATAATGCTTTTTTATAATATTTATTGAATTATGGGTCACTTAATAAACGAAATATCACGAATAAAGGGAATCATGGGAATTATATCTGAGGGTGAATCACAATTTGATTCCTCAGAGAAAAAGACCATTGATGACTTTGTCGATTTCGTAAAAAAAGAACTTAATATCAAAAATGACGTTGAAGTTAAACTTCAAAATGATAAAGACGGAATTAAGACAACCGCAGTATACAAATACGAAGATGGTAATGAAAAAGAAATTGAAAACTCAGAAATAAGAGTCTTTACCTTAGGAAGGGCATTGGTAGACGTTTTACGTTCTATTGCTCATGAGTTAGTACATCACATGCAAAATGAAAAAGGGGACCTTGAAGGTAAGGTATCCAACGTTGGTGGACCTATTGAAGATGAAGCAAATTCAGTTGCTGGTGAGATGATTAAAAAATACGGATTAAAAGACCCTGAAATCTATGGTGACAAAGAAGAGATGGGAGAACAAGAAGACGGTGGTGGAGATGCCGATTCGTCATCAACAAATGCCAATGTTACAACATGGGAAACTGGAATAAGTAGAGGTCCCGCAAATACATTAACTGTTGCTGTATGGAACAGTGGTGTTAATAGAGGTAAGGGTAATCATATTGATTCCACAGGTACGTGGGAAACAGGAATAAATAGAGGTAAGTCAAATCCCCTTAATTAACATATTTATATAGTAATGGATAACAATAATAAAATAATAACGGAAGAATTAAAACAAATTGTTGTTTTAATGAACTATGATAGGTCTAAGACTTTAATGGAACAATCTATGGGGGGGCAGAGTATGTCTCCTGGTGGGACAGCCCCATTCACGTCAAATAAGAGTTATGGAAAATCCAAACCGAAAGAGAAAACTGAAGCCGAACAACTTGAGGATGAAATGTCACTATATATTACCAATAAAGAACCTCAAGAACCACGATATAAAAATGGTAAATACTACTTACCATACAAGTCTGAAAGAGCCGTTATAAAATTATGTGGTAAAGTAAAATCTTGTAATTGTACATCAACAACAATTTATTGTAGTAGTGATAAGTACTTAGATGAAATTTATGAGATGGATTGGAATGATTGGAGTTCTTTTTATGGTCCTAAAGCCGAAAATAGAGGTACTCATGAGACGTTAGGTTATGTAGAAATGGGACTTATAGGGTTAGGTTTTATTGCAGCGATTGCCGCGGCACCTTTTACCGCTGGAGGTTCTGTAGCAGTAGCTTTAGGTGGGTTAAGTACCGCAGCTTTACTTACCGCAGGTGGTGTGGCTCTTGTCGACACCGCACTTTACGTAGAGGAAAGAGATTACTATTCAGCCGGAATGGCGGGGGCTTTAGCTTTAATTCCAGGTGATGAGTTTTTTAAGGTAATTAGAATGTTTAAAGGTTTAGGTAAGTACGAATTAAAGGTTTTACAGGGGGTTGCGGGTGCACCTGACGATATGGTAAAGATAATTAAGACTGCGAAGAAAGAAGGTTTAGAAAAATTATCTAAAGCCGATTTAGAAAAATATCTAATTTTTAGAAAGGCGAGTATAAAAAATGCTTCATTGTTGTCTAAAGAAACACTTAAATATTCGGTACTAAAAGCAAAGACAATGTTACTTAAGTTACCTCTTGGTAAACAATTATATGCGTTAGCGAAGTTATCTAAAGGATTAGGTTTAGCTGTGGGTCTTACATATACATTTGACCAAATTTGGTTGGCCTACAGTGTAGGTAAATCTCTTGGTGAAGAAAAGAGAAGTAGAATGAGAAATTTTATTGCAGAACTACCTGACGGAACTTCAAAACAAATGGGTTCAGATTATGGAGCAATAATGGATATGGCATATGATGAGGGTATAGGTGAGGTCCTTAAATTAATGGGTAAAGGTCTTTGGAGTTTAGTATGGAATGAGGACGGAACTGAAAATAAAAACGGTATCGATAAAATCAAAGATGCGGTTAAAAAATCAATAGACAAAATTCCTAATACTGAAGAAGGTGGGGAGCTTATAGCTTCATATAGTAAGGGTCCAACCGAAGCAGAAAAAATAGATTTAGATAAACTTGGAAGTAGTTTAAAGGATACCATTTCATTTAGAAGTGGTCATAACATAACCGTTAAAATGTTGAGAAATGGAACGGGTACCATCCAAAGGGGGGACAAAGGAAACTCCACGAAATACATTCAAACATTATTAAATAAAATAAAAACTAAAGATGACGAAAATAAAGTTTATTTAAGTGATAATCCAGATGCGGATTTTGGGGACGATACGGAATATGCTGTTATGGATTTTCAGTCCGATTATTTAGACGAAAAAGGATTTGATGGTATAGTCGGTAAAAATACCATAGCAAAAATGGAAGAAATATTAAAAAAACAAGAAAATGAAGAATAAAAAAATAATAACTGAAGTTAGTAGAATACAAGATATAATGGGTTTAAAATCCATTATAAATGAATCGTTTTGGGATGATTTAATGATGTTGGGGGCAAAGGTAGGAAAAAACGCTCCGAGACCTTCTCTAATAGTAAAATCAGCCGCTGATGAAATAGTTATTGGAGGAGTTAAAGTTTCAGATGAGTTATCCACTTTACTTAAAAAAGAAATAAAGGGTTTAAATGATAACACAACAACATTAAAGCAGAGTATTGATGATGTCTTAAACCTTTCTAAAAAAACAGACCCTAAGGTCTATGAAAAACTTGTTGATTCAATATATAACTCTGAAAAATTATACGAGAGTCTTGGTAATTTAGTTACGGATGCTGATACCGCTATAAGAAACTTAGTAAAAGAAAAAGGTTTTAGTCTTCAGAAAGCTTATGATACAGTTATGGAAGATGTGATGGTGGCGGTTAAAAATAGTAATATGGTACCTGACTCGTTAATACCTAAGATATCTAAGGAAGTCGCTGATTCAGTAAAAGCTGCGGATGAGACACTTAAAGTGGCTAGTAATACGGCTAAAAAATCGTTAACCCCAAACCTTCAGAAACTTAGTACAAAAATGTCATTGTGGTTGGGTGACAATCAACGAACTATATTGATTGCGTATAAGAATATGTTTAAAGGTTTTTCTAAGATAGAAAAAGAAATGTTAGAGATTGTCGATGAAATGGTAGCATATAAAACCAAATTTCCCAAATCTGGCGCAAGTGCGATGTCGGATTATTTTAGAAGAATAAGGGACTTGGCTGCGTCCGCAGTCAAAAATAAAAAACTTGCCATGGATACAATTATTGATGATTTAATAAGTGATACTCCAGAATTAGTAAGTAATCCTAAACTACAGGAAGAGTTTCGAGATTGGGCGGTAGAAAATATAGAAAATTATATGATAAATGATAGTTCAATACAACCTGGACTTAGGGGTAGAATGGCAGAATCCACAAGGGCTTATGCGGACTTATTTAATTTTAAAAAATGGGATGGGACCAAATTTAGAAGAATATTTAACCTTATTTTACAAGGAACACCATATACTTCCGAAGAAGTGGCTAAAAGAATTATTAGTCGTGGAATAGGCCCAAATATTGGTCGAAGGGCTGTTTCCACATTTTTTACCGCAACTGTTTTATTACCAGCTATTGCTTCAGTATTAGGTGCAATAGGGTTCTGGATAAAATCGGGATTAGACGCTACTAGAGTATGGTTTGGTGCGGAGGATTATAAATTTGAGAGCTCGAAGGGAGACATGATAGATGCTATGACAAATGCGGCTCAGTCGGTTTTTCCTAGTGACCTTTTAGATATACCTTTGTTTACTACCTATATTGACGATGTTATTATGGCGGCAATTAACGGTAGTACGTGGAAAGTTGATGATATCAAAGACCCGGAGGTAATTGCAATGGCGGAAAAAGGGGAGGAAATATTGTTAGGTAAAGATAAGAACAACCCGAACGTCAATGATACACAGGAAACAGTTGCCAAAACAAATGCGATAAAAAAGGAAATCAAAAAAAGATACAAAGACCTACCAAGCACCGTATTATCAAAGCTTTATTGGGATAATGGTAAGGCGTACTATAAATTTACAACTACAGGTACCGATTGGATACCTTTAGAAGTTAAAATTAAGAACGATAAAGTTTACGTTATAAAAGTCGTAAACGGTAAAAACCGACAAAAAGAAATAAATACGTTACAATAATGATGAAAGACATGAAAAATAAATTATTTGAACAAGTAGATAATGATGAGGGTTGGGAAAATGAGGATGGTACTCCAATTGATGATACGACACCTGACAATGATGATAACGGTGGTGACGATAATTCTCCAACCACTAATTGGAAATCTAATTTTTGTATCGCATGTACCGACAGTGAAGGTAGTATAACGTCAACCAAAGCGTCAATAAAATTGTGTAAACCCGTAATAGAAGGTGGTGGTATATGTACTAAATTTAAAAAAAGTGCCATTATAGATGATTTTCCAATATGGAAAAATATATCAGGTGATACTCAACCTAAAATAATTAAAGACTCGTTATTTGATAATAATGGTGAACTATTTTTTCAGGGTGAAAGTAGAGTTGAAAATGGTAAATATAAACCATTTAAATTAAAGAAAGAAAATGGTGAATGGTTTTTTTATGATGACGAAAAAGCAGGTGGTCAACCGGGATGGATTAAACTAACAGAATACTTCACAACATCTTTACATGAAAATAAATTATTTGAACAAAAAGAAATGAAATCAATATCAGACAAAATAGAAGAAAAATTAAGAGACATATATTTTTATACTGTTTCAGAAAAAGGTAAAGAAAGAGTAATATTTGATTTACAAGATAAAAGAGATATCGAACAACATTTAAAAGACTTACATAGTCAAAATATTGTTGGTGATAGAGGTTTTGTTATGGCCGTAGTGAGAGCTAAGGGTTCTGATAAAGAAGATGGTCAACTAATTAAATTAGGTTCATATCCAAAAGATTCTAATGTTAATTTAGGGTTTGGTGAGGAAAAAGGATTAGGTGGTCTTGTAGGGACACAGTACTTCTCAATTAAAAATAACGATGGTCCTGATGATAGGGATTTTGAAATAGTTAAAGGAGATATCAATAAAGATATTGAATTTAAAAAAGAGGTTGAGGTCGAAGAACCTAAATCAGTTATTAATCAACCAGTTAAAGAAGAACCTTATGAGGAGGTTATGAAACAAAAAGAACTTAAAGGTTTAGCGTCTTTGGTTAGTTCTGATGAGGTTGGTAATGATTTTACAAAAAAACAAAAAGAAATATTAGAAAAACTTAAAGGTCAAGGATATTTATTTAAGAGACCTGTTGAAGACTCAAACTATAAAAAGACAAAAGTGAAAAGCTCTGAATTTACAGAATCGTTTCATGTTTGGAAAAAACAAGATTAATAAAATGGGTATACAAGATTCAATAAGAAGAAACATTCAAATTTTACAAGAAGAAAAAAAGGTATCATTAACTGAAGAAAAAATAGTTAAAGGTAGATTCTCTATGGTACCTAAAAATATAAATAAACACTCCACAATACAAAATAATAAAACGTTTAATGTACTGTTTAATGAAGTGAGAACATTAAAGTCTCATGGTATTAATCAGAAAGTAATTAATGAAAATATGGTTCAAGTATTAAGTCAAATGTTTGATGAGGAAGGTCCTCGTTTTCTTGACATAGTTAAAGAAAAATTGGCTGAATACTTAAAAAGTAAGTTACAACTTACTGATATTGAACAAGAAATATTAGTTAGTGCTATAGGTAACACTGAAATGGACGAAGTATCGGAATTATTTAATGACCCAAGATTTTTGGCTCAAAAAATAGCTCAAGCATACTCCGAAGATATGGGTAGTAAATATTCAATGGTGAGTACAGACAACTCAGATATGGTCAAAAAACTTGAAGACACGTTTGTCGATAAGTTAAAGCCTGTTATAGGGGACGTTAATTCCAACATGGAATTAAAGTTGAAAGACATTAGAGATAATATGCTTTCATAAACTTTTTTAAGAAAAAGGGGGTAATTCAATCTATTAAAAGGTATCGGAAACGGTACCTTTTTTTATTTTAATGGTCTTATAATTTTGTGGTTAAAAACTTTATATGTATTTTTGTGACGGTGCTTTAAATTTTATATGGGTAATCCTTTAATTTATTCGTAAGTAATATATTTTATAATAAAAAGTACTTCCATGAAATTAGACCAAGTATATGTTATTTCTTTAGACCATAGTGAAGAATATATACAAGACCTATACAACAGGTTGAGTAAAATACCTTTACCTTACAACACCCCAGTATTCATTATTGATGCATTTTTAGGTACTCGTTTAAAAACTGAAACTGATTTAGGTTATGAGTTATACCACAATTGGGATATTTCAGATTTAAACCCTAATTGGCATTGGTGGGAAAGACCCACTACGTATGGTGAAGCTGGTGGTATGATTTCACATACTATGTGTTGGGAAGACGCTTATTTAAATGGATATGAAAACATAATGATACTTGAGGATGATTTTGAAACTGACGGTACATTACAATGGTCTATATTCGAAGAACTTATTGATTATCAATGGGATTTATGTTTAATGTCGCATAATCCATTACATGGAAATTTCCCAAACATACATAGTTCTTACGAAATAGGTAAAGAACATTTCATACGACCTTCTTATTTTTATAACACACACACTTACATATTAAATAAGGAAGGGTTAAGGAAGTTAGTGGAGGACCATTTAGATACCCTAAAAAAGAATATAATAGTGTCTGACGAGTTTTTATCTGCTGTTACGACTACTCACCCCCGAAAAGATTTAAGAGAGCTCTACACGTCTAATTTGAATGCTATTGCAACTAAAGAAGATTATACTTATCAGACTCGTTACATGAGTGCGGGTAATTCATTAACAGAACCCACTGAAGAAGATTTAAAATAAAATGGGGGGTCATCACTCCCCCCACTCTTTCTACCATCTCAACATTACTCCTGCCGTCCCTTTCCATTCGATGATTGCTCGTTTTGGAATCCAGAATTCGAATTCTCCGATTTCATCGATTTTGTTGGACATGTCCTCTTTGAACTTGGCAACATCGTTAGAGTTCTTTGGGTGTTTAACACCTACGTACCCTGCACATACCGGACCGATACCTGTAACTTGGGACATCTCATCAGTAAGAGTTCGTCCACAACATCTGCAGATACCTGCGTTGTCCTTTGTGAGTTTAGCTTTCAACTTGAAAGCTTTGTTAGAGATAGTCATCACTTCTGTAACATCAACTAAGATTGGGTGGAAATCCATATCGTAGTTCTCTTTGATACTTAGAGCGATTTTGCGACCGAGTTTGATTGTGTTACCAACCAATTTTATGTTCAACTCTTTTTGAGAGTCTTTTTGAATCTCTCGGTCAATCGCTTTGTAACCAGCAGAAACTTGTTTTTCAGTCAACTGACGGTATTTTTTGTATTTAACTTTTAGGTCATTAACGAAGTTAGATTCTCCTGTGTATTGTACGATAGCTTTTAATTCCATAGGTAGTTCTTCAATTTTAACTTCCCCTAAACGTACTTCTTTCATGATTAGTTTTTCTGCCACTGCGTATTGTTTTGGTGTTAGACGACCCCACTTTAAAAGTGATGGTTGTAATTTTTGAATGAATGTGTTTGCTCCTTGGTAGTTTCTTACTTTTTCTTCGATGTTGATTCCTGTTACTGTCATGATGATATTTTTTTTATGGTGATTACTGATGATTACCCTACAAAGATAAGCCTTTTTATGGAACGGCAAAAAAAAATGCCAATTAAAATTAGATTTATTAATTGGCACTTAAATGGTGGAGGCGGCGGGATTCGAACCCGCGTCTTGTTCAGTCCACCTATAAAGGACTACACGTTTAGGTCAATATCGATTCTCAATATTCCGAAATATGTGATTGAATTTTTACATCCTCCATCACCAATAGATGTACGACTCGATTTCAGGTTCGGTCGTTTTTCCACCTTTGTAAGACTTCTGTTCCTAGGTTATATGTCCCGACCCGTTGTGGTGTAACGTCTTACGCTACAGCCACTTCTTCAGTTCTAAGTAAACCTAGAGCTGACATTTTGTTTAGTACGTTGCCGTCTAAAAAATTTCCATCATAGATTTAAGTCATAGATGAAGTTTGACTACGTGCCCCGTATAACTGACCCTGCCAATCAATTCCATTCGCCCCCATATTTTCAAAGAACATTTGTTTCTTGGTACAAATATAAATACTTTTTTTCTAATAAGAAACTATTTATAGTAAAAATACATTAAAATGGCCAAAAAAATAATTAAGTTAACGGAAGGTGATATTGAAAATATCGTTAAAAAAGTAATTGAAGAACAAGGTTATGGTGGAGATAGAGGAACTCCAAGTGGGGCATTAAGTAAAGAAGAAAAAAAAGAGATTAAACAACTTCGTAAAGATGGTACCATAAGTAGAGATGAATATAAACAATTAAAAAATAACCCGTTTAGATACTCACCTAGTTGGGAGGGTAAAGACTCAGGTATACTGAATTTTAAAGCTCAAAATGAATTATATCCTGTTGCCATTAACGTAAGTTCATATGATTTTTTTATATATTATCTAACAGAAATTTCGTCAATAGGTAAAATAATTACACCACCCACACCACCTACACCACCTAACGAAGTGATTACCATTCCAATATATAACGTACAGGGAAGTAGTCTCCCATATGCGGATAATATGGTTATGCCTTACTTTGATAAGTATCCTGAGGCTAATGTACAGTTTAAGAAGATTGTAAACGATTTTATTAAATATATAAATGCTGGTGGAGGGGATAAATTAACTAACGTAACAATTAAAGGTAGTGCCGATTCAGCTAGACCGTCATTAAAGTGGCCAAGTGGGTATTCTAAATTAGACCACCCAAGTGCAAAACCATATAACGGTAAAACTGACCCTAAAGAAATGAATCAGTATTTGGCCGATATGAGGGCTAATCAATACGCACAAGCTGTAATTAACGCAATTAAAGAAGAAACAGGATTTGATTTAAAAATAAAGGTATTAAAAGGAGATAACTTTTATGGACAAGGTGATGGTAAGAGAGGTGAGGAATTTAGAAAAATTACTTTAGAACCGAACGCTGAACAATATGAAGTAGTAAATAAAGAAACAATTCCAGGTAAAGGAGGTACTAAAGCGGTTAATAATAAATCTACAATAAAACCATATTTAGTTTACATATACCCTAACGGATATGCTAACCCCACAAAAATAGAAGGATTTAAAACTAAAAATGGTTTAGTAATAAAAAAAGAAGATGCTGATGACTTAGGGTTAACAGGTAAGTTTAAAACAACTTCAAAAGCTGAAATAAAAGGTTCAAATTTCTTTGTAGATGGAAAAGATATTGGACCAATAAGAGGTAAGGGTGATTTAGATAATGTCGGTATACGTAGAAATGCGTTAAAGGGGATGAGTTATAATAGCATACTAGATGGTATTGGAAAGATAGGTGAAGGTAAAGCATTTGCGGGTCCACGTACTATTACTATTGGAAGTCCATTTAAAATTGATTTTAATGGGGAAAAAATTGAGGTTATTACGTTAAAACAAACTTTGTTCTCTTTTCACAGTAATAAAATAAGGGGTTAATTATAATTTATTTTACGGAAACATTTGAACTACAATAATTGCATTCAATTTTTTATTGTAAACAACGTGGTGACCATAGTGACTTGGTAATATATAACCTTCATTAAGATAATCCCCATATTCAGTTAAAACATTCATTTTATGATATTTTGAATTCATAAAATTATTATGTGCCTGAGTAGCAATTTCTAAATCTGTTTTAGTTGAGTCGTAGGTAAATGCGGTTACGTTTTCTGATGAATTAGTATATTTTGAATTACTTGTAATTTTAATTCTATCAGATGGGTATTTATACTTTAAGTTAGGGTTAGTGTGAGACACTTGTTTGTAACTTCTTATCGTACTTAAGTAATCAGCATGTATTTTAGCTGCATTATTTATTAGTGTGTCGGTAACAAAGGTACTTAAACCTCTATTACTTCTTTCTTCATTTACTAAATTCAGTAAATGTCTTTGTATTTCACCTAAGTCCTGTGAGTAACTTACGATAGAAATAAGTGTTAGTAATATTAGTAGTATCTTTTTCATATAACAAATATAAGCCTTTAAAACCAATTATCCTATTAATATACTATTTATTATAAAAGTTTTAAATGAAATTCAGTACATTATTAAACGAAGGTAAAAAAGAGAATCTCATTTCTAAGTATGGTGATGAGCCAATATACAAAGATAATGATTTTATATCTAAGATTATTGATAGTGACCCATCGAGTACTAAGAAGTATTCTGAGTGGACTATTAAACAAGTAATTGATTTCATGAAAATTAATGATGGTGCGTCACTTCCCGATGTTATCACTCAAATTACAGATTTAATTAATACTTTCCACGACCTATCATTAACAATTACTGATAAAGATATTGATTTAGCTAAAAAATTACATTCAGGTATTAACGACACATATATAAAAGGTGCACCTAAAGATATACACAGATATAAGTCATATTGGGAGTTACAAACGGTCTTATCTGCAATGGACAAAAAGAAAAAAGATAGAGAATTAGAAAGAGAGGCCATAAAAGATACTGATAAACTTTATGAGGATAGTAGATTTTTAGTGGTAAGACCTTATAGTCATGATGCGTCATGTTACTATGGTGCGAATACTAAATGGTGTACAGCGTCTAAAGATAATCGAAGTTATTTTAATCGATATGGTGATTCCGGTATATTAGTTTACGTAATTGATAAACAGTCTAGTGACGAAACTTTAGGTAAAATGGCCATTAACATTAATGAAAATGGTAATATTTGGATTTACGACCAAAAAGATAATCAAAGGAGTGAAGATTTTTTACTTGATAGATTTGAGCCGATTTCTGAAGTACTTAAAAAAATACTTAAAGGTAATACTGATTACGAAAAATTAATTAAAGTTAAGGAGAGTAAATTAAAAGCCTCAAAACAAACACTTACCGCACCATATTTTAATTATATGGATACTGAGCAGGTATACCTTAAATTTGAAGGTGCTGAAGAGTTTCTTTCTATAATGAACGAACAGTTAGAAGATTATGAACTTAGTAATTACGCAAATGCTATTGAACTACCTTACGGTATGGATAGTTATTATTATGACCGTTATAGTTTTGAAGAGGACATCAAAGAAGGGTTCCCTTTGTACTCACTTAATTCATCACACCTAAAAACATTAAAACAAATACTTGAATTACTTGGTGATAAATTTAAAGGTTCATTCAAAACCTCACCAAACGTATCAAGAGAAAAATTAAAAAAATTCAAAGAGTTAGGTAAAGATTTAAAGGATTATTATGAGTTATACGATTTATCATTAGTTGATAATGATAATTTTCCTCTATCCGATATGGGTAATTTTTTAAAAAATTTTGATAGTGATTTCTACGATAGTTTTGATGAGGCGTATGGTGAAGCTCAAGACGAGTCTATGAAAATAGGTGTCCAAAAGGAACTTTCAGATGAGTTGTGTAACTTATATGAACCTGAAGGGTTTAAACTAGACGATACGTGTTTCTATAAATATTCAGTATCAATTGACGATTTAATAAAAATGTATGACAGTGATATCGAGTACAGTAAATCTTTGAGTTTAAAAGAAATGTTAGAATGGTATATGGATGAAAATATTAGTATGAATGTCGAAGAACCTCACAATATGGCATATGAACATGTAGATGAGGAAACCTTTAAATATTATTTTGATGGCCCCATGGACTCGGCTTTAGATAAGTTACTTGAAAAAGTTGAGGAGTCTGATGATTATGTAGATATTGAGGAATATAAAAGAATTTTTAATGTGATAGAAAAAAAGTTTGGATTTAATGAAAAAATAGAAGTTGAAACTTTAAATGGTCCTAAAGGTAATGTTACTATAGAAATAACGGGAATAAAACCTGAAGATAATAAAATAGATTTTGAACTACGTAGAAATAATCCTGAATGGAAAATTAAAAAAGGAAGAGCCAAATTATCGACAATAGAGAAGTTAATCTCTAATTATCAATTATTTGACCCTTTTGAGGATTAGTTAAAAAATCTTGTAGAACCTTCTGCCGAGGCTTTATCAAGTTCATATTGATGGTCCATTGACAGTAACTTTTCTCTTAAAATTTCATAGAGTTCTCCCACTTCACTTTCATCCATATAGATAACGTCACCAGTAAACTTAGATTCAATTGATAACCCTTCTCTGTAATCAGTTACCTTAATATTTTCTAAATCATAGATATCTTCTTCAGGGTCGTCCCATTCACCTAAAACATCATCATTAACGTCAAATAGAGTTCCGTAGTCGTTATAATTAGGTTTTTCATACTCATAGACATATTTCTTATTTTCAAGTCTATTAACTAGTTTAATAGAAAATTCTATCGCCCTGTTAACATCATCTACAACTACAAATTCATTCTCTGTGTGCATATTGTAATAACCACATGAGAAATTAATACAACTAAAATCCCCTTTACGTTTAATCTGAGAGACATCAGTATATGGGTGAGATTGTGGGTCGGCATTAACCCCCATAGTTTCATTAAAAAGTGGTAAAGCTTTATTAATAAAATCCCCATCCTTTTCGTACAACCTTGTTCCTGAACACACCTCAGTAATTAAGTTATTTCCAGGTGCGTCAAATTGAACAGCATAACCCACATCGTTCAAGAAGTTAATATCACATTTACTTGAACCGTGACATCCAGTTTCTTCGGATACGAATAGTCCGACTTTAACTTTGGGTAGGGCTCTTAAAAGTTCTAATGCGATAAAAACGCCACACTTATCATCTCCACCAATACCTGTTGGACTACCATTTGGTGTATAACCCTTTAAGGATAGAAATTCTTCATCACCGTAAGTATGTCCAAAGGTGTTGGGTTTGATAAGTGATTCTTCTTGAACGACTATTTCATCGACCAAACTGTGTACTGTGTCTGTGTGAGCAATAAACATTGGATAATACTCACCCTCATTTAAAGTACCTTTAGTGGCGTAGACATTATCCATGTCGTCAGTATAATACTCAACATCGGGCATTGCATCCAATACGTCGCGTAGGTATTGTACCATATTTTCTTCCTGGTACGTTTTTGTTGGTACTGATAGTACTTCTTTTAGTCTATTGAGTTGTGTATTATCCATTTGTTTATTATTTAGAGTACAAATATACAATTTATTCTTCAAATAAAAAAGAAAAGGGAAAATTAATTCCCTTTCTTTATAATAAGTTCTTCTTCATCTTTCATATCAAGAACAAATGGTTTGTCTTCAGTGATTGTACCACGTAATACCTCCTCAGATATTAAGTCTTCAATCTTTTCTTGAATCGCTCTTTTAATCGGACGTGCTCCATATTTTTCATCGAATCCAACATTTGAGATAAATTCCTTAACTGTATCACTAATAGTGATATTGTAGTTCATATCTTCTAAACGTGTTGTTAATTTTAGTAATTCAATCTCAACAATTTGTGAAACTTCTTTTTCTTTTAGTGGGTTAAATACCACCACTTCGTCAACACGATTTAAAAATTCAGGAGTAAAATGATTTTTTAACTCTTTTTGAAGAAGAGCTTTTTTCATTTCTTCATTATTCGACATTCTATTTGTTGTTTCAAAACCAACACCTGTACCGAAATCTTGAAGTTTTTTAACACCTAAGTTAGAAGTCATGATTATCAAACAATTTTTGAAATTTATCTTACGACCAAAACTATCTGTAAGATGACCATCATCCATCATTTGTAAAAGTAGTGAGAATATATCTTTATTCGCCTTTTCAATTTCATCAAACAAAACTACAGAATATGGTTTATTCTTAACCGCTTCAGTTAATTGTCCCCCTTGGTCATGACCAACATATCCCGGAGGTGAACCAATAAGTCTAGACATCGTATATTTTTCTTGATATTCAGACATATCCATTCTTATTAAAGCGTCCTCATCTCCAAAAATTTCTTTAGCTAATTGTTTAGCTAAATGAGTTTTACCTATACCGGTAGAACCTAAGAAGATAAAAGAACCTATTGGTCTATTTGGGTCTTTAATTCCTACACGATTTCTACGTATCGCCTTTGAAATCTTTTGAACCGCTAATTCTTGACCAATTACTGTGGTATTGAGATTATCTTCAAGATTTAGTAAAGATTCTTTTTCATCATTGTTTAAACGACTAACTGGGATTTTAGTCATAGTCGCCACTACATTATAAACCATATCTTCAGTTATTGGTTTACGTGTAACATCCTTTTGTTTTTCAAACTTAATCTTTTCTGAATCTAACTTCTTTAGAATCTTTTTCTCCTTATCCCTAAGTTCTGCAGCTTTCTCATATTGTTGAGATTTAACGACTTGAATTTTTTCATCTTTTATAGATGATGCTTGTTCCTTCAACTTTTCAATAACTTCAGGTAATTTAACATTGATTTGTGCACTGGCACCTACCTCATCCATAATATCAATTGCCTTATCAGGGAATTCTCTATCAGTAATATATCTATCCGCTAAGGTCACACAAGCCTCTAATGATTCATCACTATAACTTACTTTATGGTGAAATTCATACCTTGATTTTAAATTCTGTAAAATTATTAATGTCTCTTTAGGTGTTGCACCGTCAACCACTACTTTCTGAAAACGACGCTCAAGTGCACCATCCTTTTCAATATTCTCTCGATACTCATCAAGAGTTGTTGCTCCAATACATTGGAGTTCACCTCTTGCTAAAGCTGGTTTAAATATATTAGACGCATCTAACGAACCTGAAGAGTTACCGGCACCAATAATGGTGTGTATCTCATCGATAAAGACAATTATTTCAGGGTTTTCATATAATTCATCTAAAATAACTTTTAATCTTTCTTCAAATTGTCCACGATATTTAGTTCCAGCAACAATAGATGTCATATCTAATGATACTATTCTTTTATCACATAAGTTTTGAGGACAATCACCTTCAAAAATTTTCATAGCTAAACCTTCTACTATAGCAGTTTTACCCGCCCCTGGTTCACCAATAATAATTGGATTGTTTTTCTTTCTACGAGAAAGGATTTGTGCGATACGATTAATTTCTCTCTCACGACCAACAACAGGGTCAAGTTTACCTTGTTCTGCATGTTTAATTAGGTCACGAGAAAAATTATCTAACACAGGTGTTTTAGAGTTACTCACTTCTTTAGGGTTACGACCACCCTTTTCGTTTGGGTCTACTTCTTCTATCATATTATATTAATTAATTTATCATTACTAATATAACAAAAATTGTTCGTTTATCAACTACTTGACATTTTGTCATATTAAATTTAGGTTAACTGTCATTATGTCATTATTCATCTATAATGGTGAGTCATAAAGACATTATATAACTTATGGTACGTTTTTTGCCATTTGTTAAGTACAAAGATAAACAATAAAATAAAAAAAACTAATAATATGTTTGGAAAAAGAAAATTTAATGAACTATTCGATGAGTTTGACTCATTCTTTAATGAGATAAAACCAACTTACTATAAAGTAGGACCTAATGGATACATTTTTTATTACGATAGTAAATCGACTACGAGTACTACCGATAATAATACGAATCAATTAAAAAAAGAATTAGATAACGCGATATCGGAAGAAAATTTTGAATTAGCGGTTGAGCTTAGAGACAAAATCAAAAACTTAGAAAAAAATGGAAAAGAAATAAAAGACTTAAAAGAAAAATTAGGTATTTCTATTACTGAAGAGAATTTTGAAGAATCGATTAAACTTAGGGATAAAATTAAAAACTTAAGAAAGTAATAAAGAACCCTCCATACGGAGGGTTTTTTATTTATATATTATTCCTATACTTATTAAAAAAATATATTATGGCAATTAAAAATGAAAAAATAGAAGGGAAATTAATCATAAATGAAATTGACTCATCTAACTTAAAAAAGACAGTTTATAATACCTCTAATGAGAAGTTAGTGGTAACATTTAAAAATGGTATGGAGTATGAATATGAAAAAGTACCACACTCAATGTATACTAAATTTAGAATGGCAGAATCTCAAGGAGGATTCTTTAATAAAGAGATAGGAAGAAAATACAAATATAAAAAATTAACAAAGTAATAAAACTCACTATTTATAAACATGGATAATATAATTTCTAGTTTTGATGTAAAAGATGAGTTAAATCCCACTATTTGGGACAATCCTGACGACCCTACAAATGCCGTGATGAAAGAAGAAATTCGTTTACAGTTAATCGAAATAGCTAATAAATTCATTGAGTTTTTAGATTACGACATTTTTATACAAGATATAACAATGACTGGGTCACTATCTAATTACAATTGGTCAGAATTTTCAGATATAGATTTACACATTATGTATGACTTTAATGAGTCAGGAAATGAAAAGGAACTTTATAAGGACTTATTTAAACTAAAAAAAACATTATTTAACTCCACACACGATATAACCGTTAAAGGTTATGAAGTTGAACTATATGTTCAAGATATAAATGAACCACACATATCAACAGGAGTGTATTCAGTATTATTTAATGAATGGTTAGTTGAACCTACTAAAGAGGAGGTTAATATCAATAAAAAAATTATTACTGATAAGGTTGAACAATGGGAAGACATAATAGATTTAGTGATTGATGATGTTGAAGAATCGAATGATGATTTAGAGACTTCTTTAGAGAAAATACAAAAAGTAAAAGATAAGTTAAAAAAATATAGAGGTTGTGGTTTAGAAAAAGAGGGTGAATACTCTTATGAAAATTTAGTTTTTAAATATCTAAGAAGAAATGGATACATACAGAAACTATTCGATTTTCAGAATGATGTTATTGATAATCGTCTTTCATTATCTGAGCAAAAATAAACTATAATTATAACGTAGGCTAAGAAAAAATGGAAATTCTTAACTTACGGTATATTTATTATAAAAAACTATTATGGCACAAACTGGATGTACATCGACAGAATACACAATACCTTTATGTTGTGATGTGAGTGGGACAACCACATTCACACCAATGCATGCTACATATGTGAACGATAAAAATCAATCAATTACTCAGTGCAACACTGTTAGATTGGGTGGAAATGGTTTATATAATTAAAAATTAAAAAATATTAAAAATATAGAGATATGGCAGATTTAAAACCTCTAGGTAGTGAGAAATTAGAAGGTCAAGAACAAATTAGTAGAATTCTTGAGATTTCTAATTATGGTTCAAAACCCACTACTTTAAGTGAAAACAAAAACTCCAAAGCCGACTATTCAATTCAGATGGCCGATGGAAAGTACTACGGAATTGTAAAAGAAAAAACAGGATACGTAGTAAAAGTTGGTATAAGTGAATCAGAACTTGATTATAACGAACCAATGCAGAACCGTAAACATTACAAATCATTTTCTCAAGCAATGAAAAAAGTGAACCTTATTGCTGGTGAACTTAATAGAATACATGAAAATACTCAAGGAGTTAACATTATTGGTGAACAAAAGAAATTTGTTTTAAAAACACCAGAACCTAAAGTTGACGTTGATATCGATGTTGATGAACCATCAATGGAACCTGAAGCGGATTTAGATATGGATGTTGATATGGATGTTGATATGGATATGGATTCTGAAGAAAGTGTTGATGATTTAGATATGGATTTAGATTTAGATGATACTGAAGAAGAAGAAGTTGAGGTTGAGGTTGAAGATGAAGAGAGCTCATTCAAGGTAATTCAAAAATTAACAGGTAAAATAGGTCAGAAACTAAGAACTTATGATAAAAATCAAGGACTATCCTCTGAAGATATTAAGTACGTTTTAAATTCAATTATATCTGCAGTTGAATTAGACAAACTTTCTGAAGAAGATAAAGAAGATATTTTAGCTAATTTTGAAGAAGATGAAACTGATTATGATATGGAAGGTGAAGTTGATATTGATGTTGAATCTGGTGATGACGAATTAGATTTAGATTTAGACTTAGATATGGATATGGAAGAACCTGAAGGTGAAATGGCTGAAGGTGATTCTATGAAATCTATGGTTGATGAAATATTTGGTGAGTCAAAAGTTGATAAGGTATTAGAAAAGTACTTTGTAGTTACCGATGGTGAAAAAAAGATTACAGAATCTAAAAAAATTAAAAAATTCTTAGCTGAGAAAGTTAACAATATATCAGTTAAAAAAGAAATAAAAAGATTATCAGAGAGTATTGAACAGGAATTAACTTCAGAGTTTATACTTAAAGAAAATACTAATATTAAATTTTTAGGTAAAACTAATAAAGGAAATTTAATTTTTGAATCTGATAAAAAACAATTTAAAGTAACTTCTAAAGGTGAGTTACTATGAAATTAGTTTATATAAATGAATTAGGACCCAATTATAAAGGGGATAATATATACGAATTCATCTTTTCAGATGTAGACGATGTATGGGGTGATGAATGGGACGCACAACCAGCTAATGGTAACCCTTCACCACCCCATATTCAATATATAAAGAAAGTTGGTGTCTTAAGAAACGTAAACATCGATTTACATTTAATACAAGATTCTGACTTTTTTGGTGTATATGATTCGATTGATGGAGTTATATCTTTAGCATGGGAAAATGAAGATAGTGACTCGATTATAAATGATAAATTTAAAAGATTAGTTTTCGGTTACGGAGATAGTGTTAAATCTGTAGAAGATAAACTATATGAAAGAGATATCGTATTAAGTTACGAAAAAAGTTTTATTGAAGATGAAAAGTAAATTTAAAATAATAGACTTATTAAAGGAGGGGTTTAAATTAAATACCCTTAAGAAATTAGATGGTAAACAAATTAATGTCTTACATAAGAAACTAGTTAACGAACAAGACACCACTAGTGATAAGACAGAAAAAATAAAAAATGACCTTGCAATGGCTAACCAGTCGGCCCAACAACTATCCAATGAATTAGGTGAAGAAGAATTAAATGAGTGGGGTAGTTCTGACCAACATTTCTTCAATCAATCAATTCACAAACAATTAGGTGAACCTGAAAAAATGCCAAGCCCTTTTAGTCCTGAACTTGAAAGTGCTGTTGAAGATGCGGTTGATTTTTATTGGGATGATTGGGAGGAGTATGAAACAGATAGAGCCGGTTTAATAGTACATGGTAAAAGAGCTTATTTAAGAAGTTACTTTAGTGATAACTTTAACATGTTAGTTAAAATGTTTGAACCCGCAGATGAGTTACATGATGATGATAATGAACTATTAGAAGATAAAGATGCTGATAATTCATTAGAAAAAGAATCAGGTTATAACCCTTATGATGGTAATAGTGTTGGTAATGATGACGGACCTGCTAATTATGGAGTTAATCCTAAAGCTGGTGGTGACGGTATGGGTATAGATGAAGAGAAGAAAAAAAATAAAAAGAAGAAGACTAAAAAAGTGGATGATACCATTATACGTCCTGTTATGACTACTTTAGGTATGTTTGAAGAGAATAGTGAGTATGCTATTTGTATGGATAGTATACAAGGTAAGTATGGTCCTAAAAAAACTTGGAAGAAAAATGCTGAGAAGAAATTTGATGCATGTGTTAGTTCTGTTGGTAAACAAATTAAGGAACGTAAAGAAAATATTAGAAAAATTGAAGAAAGTATTGTATCTTTGATAAAAGATGTAAATAAACCTTCTATGACTAAAAAAGATTTAATGGATATTATTGAACAAGGACCGGGAACTAAAGAGGCTCCCGTGAAGACACCTACTCGTACAAAACCAAAAAGAAAAAATCCTTATCAACCAAAACATAAACCGGCACCTAAAGCTAAGGTGGAGGATAAAGACTTACCAGATTTTCTTAAATTTGACAATCTAAATATATCATTCAAAGATGAAGAAAAAAATTAAAGAACAAATCGAATATGATGGACCTGAAAGAATGGACCAAGGAATTCAATCAAAATTAGAAAAAGGTGAGACACCTATGTCTGATAATCCTGGATTACCGAGGAAAGACAATGATGAATTCGATAATTCATTTGAACAGTTAGTCGCATCAAAAAGATTTCGTGATGTAGTTGAAAAAGTTAAGAGATATACAGGTGTAAATGAAGTAACTCAGAATCAGTTAATGAATTTACAGGGTATGTTGATGCAAGCCGTTAGACAAGTAAAACAGATTGAGTCAAATAATGAAGGTTATTTGGAGCAATTGGCGGTTGATGTTGTTAAAAAAGAATTATCATTACCTGATGACGCATTTCAATATGATGTTGAATTAACGTCTATGCCAGGTCAGATTGATATGTCAAAAATGAGAAAGGATTCTGAAGAACCTGAAGACGAAGATGTTTTAGACCAGTTTGGTGTTGAAGAAAATGAAGCTGAAGATGATTTAGAGAATTTTATGGCCGCTTTTGAAAAGTTTGACTTAGAAAAGGCTAAAAGACGTTTTATTAATACTTTAATTCAAGGGGCATCTAAAAAAGGTCATTACATGTATCATTTAGTTAAAGATGAGTTAGAAAAACTTGACCCAAAACTATTAAATTTATATGGTGTATTAATGTCCGTTAATGATTTATTATACTGGATTATGCCAGATGATATGGTTATGAAAGCCGCTGAAAGTGGTCAAGGAATGGAAGGTAAGGAAGAAGTTGATGATACTACTGACCCACCAACTATAAAGGCTAAAGGATTGTTTTTTCCTATATTAATACATGAACTTCTAAAAGGAGTTTACGAAGTCTTAGGTACCCAAGGATTACCTGACGACCCTAAAGCCGCGGATATGGTTATGGCGTCTCAAGATACATTACCTTACGAAATATGGGATTTACGATTAGGACCAGTAATTTGGGAAAAATTTATGGCCTCGTATCCTGAAAAATTATACGATGACGATTTAAGAGAAATACAAAATTATTTATTTTCACGATTTTCTTCATTAACTACTGATGAATTTTTTGATGTTGCTAAAATGATTATGTCTGGTTCTGATGATGGTAAAAAAGTTGTAGCTAAAATGGTGGATGAGATTATAGAAGAATTAAAGTCTCAAGATTATGAAGATGCTATATCACAGTATGACGATGACGATGATGACGATGATGATGACCTTTCAGGTCTTTTAGACGGGTTGGGTATTTCTTTATCATAAAAAAAACTTATTATGTATAGATGGGACTATCAAGAGAGCAAGTTTTATTGGAATATGCTAGGTGTGTAAAAGATACCCCTTACGCATTAAAAACTTATCTACAAACCTACGATAATACGCAATCACAGTACGTACCTTTAGAATTATTTTCAGACCAAAAAACATTAATTAATGATTATGATACTTATGAGGAAAATATCGCCTTAAAATATAGACAGGCGGGTGTTTCTACAGTTACCGCGGCTTGGGCATCAAAAAAAGTAGTTACTGCATCTAAAAGAAAACCTGAAAAGGTACTAATAATTGCAAACAAATTAGATACATCACAAGAATTTGCTAATAAGGTTAGAAGTTTTATTGACCAATGGCCAACATGGTTTGGGATATCTTATTCTAACGAAAAAAATTCTCAAAGACATTTTAAATTATCAAATGGTTGTGAAGTTAAAGCCGTTGCAACCTCAAAAGATGCACTTCGTGGGTATACACCAACAATACTTATTTTTGACGAGGCGGCGTTTATTGACGCTGATGATGATTTTTGGTCTGCGTGTATGGCGTCACTTTCTACAGGTGGTAAAGTTATTGTAATTTCAACACCTAACGGGTTTGACCCGATATATTATACCATTTATGACCAAGCACTGAGGGGTATGAATGATTTTAAAATAACTGAGATGTATTGGTATCGTGACCCTCGTTACGCTAGAGACCTACAACTTATAAAATGTAATGATATTATCCATTACATGTTAAATAGAGAAGATTATGATGATAGTAAAATTATAATAAACTATAGTGACATAAAACCTCGTGAAAGGGATTATGAAGAAATTAAAGAAAAATTAGCAAATGGATACAAAGTTTATTCTTCATGGTTCGAAGGTATGGCTAAAAAACTTAAATTCGATAGAAGAAAAATCTCACAGGAATTGGAGTGTAACTTCTTGGGTTCAGGGGATAACGTCATCCCAAATAGTACGATTGAAATTATTAAACAAAACTATATACAAGAACCAATAAATAAGTTTATAGGTGGTTCTTTATGGCAATGGAAAGAGCCAATACAAGGTCATAAATACATTATGGGTATTGATGTTTCTCGTGGTGATAGCGAAGATTATACTACATTTACTATAATAGATTTTGAAACGAGAGAACAAGTTCTTGAGTACTTAGGTAAGGTACCACCAGATGTCGTCGCAGAAATAGCATTTAAATGGGCGACAATGTATTCAGCATTCATTGTAATTGATATTACAGGTGGTATGGGAGTATCTACATCAAGAAAACTACAAGAATTGGGATATAAAAATTTATATGTTGAAGGTGTTAATGCCGCTGACAAATGGAAATATAATCCTAAAACTTTAGATAAGATTCCTGGATTAAATTTCAATAATAAAAGAGTACAGATTGTGGCGTCATTTGAAGAGGCGTTAAGACATAATTTTGAAATAAGGTCAACAAGGTTATTAAATGAATTAAACACTTTTGTTTATATTAACGGTAGACCCGACCACCAAAAAGGACAACATGATGATTTAATTATGGCTATCGCTATGGCAATTTATGTTGGGGAAAATTCATTTACTCAATTAGAAAAGGTTACAGAACAAACTAAAGCCATGATGGAAAGTTGGTTAGTTAATGAAACTCCCGTCAAAAATACCTCTAACGATTTTCATCCAAGTTTATCGGCATTACCGGGGGGAATAAACCACAATAGACATAGAGGACAGGCAACTAAACAAGATTATCAAGATAATTCTTGGTTATTTGGAAAGTTTTAAATGTTTAGTTTAATTCAAATAATGTTACTATTTATCTAAAAAAGAAGTATGGCAGAAAATTATACTATATGGCAACGACTTACTAAGGTATTTGGTCCTGACTCAACGTTAGACCAACAAGCTCCCGTATTTAAGTTTGATAAGAAAGAACTTTTAAAGACTCCCGATAAAAAGGAGTATGAAAGAGAAAAACTTCAAGCCCAACAAACACTCTATCTTGGTCAACAATGGCAAAAGGTGGAGAACAACTTATATACTCAAGCAGTATATTATGAACCGACTAGACTAGCTTCATTTTATGATTATGAAAGCATGGAATATACACCCGAAATATCTGCAGCGTTAGATATATATGGGGAAGAATCAACAACTGCGAATGAAGATGGATATATATTACAAATTTACTCAGAAAGTAAACGAATTAAATCAGTACTTGGGGATTTATTTAACAATAGACTCGATATTAGTACTAATCTACCTATGTGGACAAGAAATACTTGTAAGTATGGGGATAACTTCGTTTATCTAAAATTAGACCCTGAGAAAGGGGTTATGGGGGTACAACAACTACCTAATATTGAAATTACTCGTCAAGAACGAGGAATGAAAATAAAACCTGAAAAAAATAGTACAGATACCGATAACGACGCTTTAAAATTCTTATGGCAAAATAAAGATATGGTATTAAATACGTGGGAAGTGGCTCACTTTAGATTATTAGGTGATGACCGTAAATTACCTTATGGTACTTCTATGTTAGAAAAGGCGAGAAGAATATGGAAACAACTTATCTTATCTGAAGATGCTATGTTAGTTTATAGAACATCAAGAGCACCTGAAAGACGAGTGTTCAAAGTTTTTGTAGGTAACATGGACGACAAAGATGTCGAACCTTACGTACAAAGAGTTGCTAACAAATTTAAAAGAGACCAAATTGTGGACTCTAATAACGGTAATGTCGATTTAAGATATAATCAAATGGCGGTTGACCAAGATTATTTCATACCCGTTAGAGATGCTAACGCACCTAACCCTATCGACACATTACCAGGGGCGCAAAACTTATCAGAAATTGCTGATATTGAATATATACAAAAGAAATTATTAACTGCACTTAGAGTACCTAAAGCATTTTTAGGGTTTGAAGAGGTTGTTGGTGATGGTAAAAACTTAGCGTTACAAGATATAAGATTCGCTCGTACAATCAATAGAATTCAAAAATCTATGATTCAAGAGTTAAATAAAATTGCTATAATACATTTGTATCTATTAGGTTTTGAAGACGAATTAAATAATTTTACATTAGGTCTTACTAACCCATCAACACAAGCGGACTTACTTAAAGTTGAACAATGGCAACAAAAAGTTGCTCTTTACCGTGATGCGGTTTCTGACCCAGGTAATGGTATACAACCTGTTTCATCTTCTTGGGCTAAAAAACATATTCTTGGTTTCTCAGATGAGGAAATTAAATTAGATTTACAACAACAAAGAATTGAAAAAGCTGTTGGAGCGGAACTTGAAAAAACACCTGAGACAATTACTAAAACAGGAATATTTGCAAATATCGATAAATTATATGGTAATAAACCTGGAGAAGGTGGTGCACCTGAAGGTGAGGTTACAGAACCTTCTGACACTGGATTTGGTGGTGGCGGAAGTGATTTTGGAGGTGATTTAGGTGGTGATTTAGGCGGTGATTTAGGTGCTGATTTAGGTGATAGTGGTACAGATACGGGTGGTGATACCTCAGCTGAAGTTACACCTGAAAGTACTACAGAAAAAGATTTAAATATGATATTAGAAAATGATATGATTAACGGTATATCTGAAATTGACCTATCAAAAGGAAGAGCTTCTTTAGGTAAAATTGAAGATGAACTAAGAACATTACTAGATGACTAATATTTATAATAAAAACGTTATGAATAAATTCGGACAAATAAAATCAAATATAGAATCTTTAATGACTAAGTCATATGGTAAAAATTCGTTTAAAACCAATATGAAGTCATTTAAAAATCATGTAATTGAGAACGAGAAACTTGCTGAAGCATATTTTCTTTATGATGAACTTTCCAAGAAAAAAGGTTTATCCAAAGAAATTGTTGATGACTACGTAAATGAATGTATTGAAACAATAAAGAATATATTAACTACTGAGGATAAAAAAATTAAAGAAATCAATATGTGGGTTTCTGAAGGATTAAAAAATAATTCAGATAACAACTATACCGATATTGATACTGTGGTTTATAATAACTCAGTTAGAAACTTAGAAGAAGTTTTAGAGTGTAAAAATAATATAAAAAAGTTATTAGGTGAAAATAAAGAGGATGTAAAAATTAACGAATCAGTTAACATTCCTTTAAGTTCTATGTTAAAAATAGCAACAAACACATTTAATAAAGAATATGGTGATATCAGTGAGGAAGATAAAAAAGAATTAAAAACTCTTTTATCACTCTCTAAGACTGAATTAGCTGAAGAGATTGTAAATTCTAAAAGTATTGTATTAGAAAAATTAACTGAAAAAATTAATGAATCGAATGATGAAGATTTACATGAAAAAGTAAATCAGACTATAAATCATATTAATGAGTCCGAAATTTCATTAACTTCACTTTATAAGTTAAAACAATTAGAACACGGTTTATAACTTTAAATTACATATATAAAATAAAAAAAGGGTTCAGATTTCTGAATCCTTTATTTTTTGGATATAAATGGCTTTTTGTTTTTGTTTACGTCTCTTAGTAGACTTCTTAGTAAACTCTTTTTCTTCTCGAAGCCTATTCAACTGTTTAGTCTTATAAACTTTATTCTTATACCTTTTTAAGGCTCTTTCGATATTTTCTTTTTTTCCTATTTCTATTATTAACATATATGACTTATTATAATAAATATATTCAACTTATCAATATTTTGACAATCGTACTTTTTATGGTTATATTTTTAACGAACAAATAAACATTAGATATTATGAATTTATATGAAAAAAGGAAAAACGTCCCAATTAACGGGATACGAAAACGCGAAATGTAGTTATGGAACAGTAGATGCAAAAAAATTAAAATCAGTTTATATTCTCATACAAAGTTGGGTGGAGCCAACAATGACGGCCCATAATTGGGTTAGAACGACAGGTATGTTAGAGAGGGACATTAAACATCACTTATTAGAATCGGTGGACCCGTTATTATTTGAAAAACATAACATTGTCGATTTAGATTTAAGAAGTAGTGGTATACAATTAGGTAAAAGAAGTTTTATGAATTTAGAGGTAACATTATTTGTAAAAGAACAAATAGACTTTAAATCGTTGATACTTAGAGACCGGATAAAACAAATAGTTAATACATTATATGGTTACCCGTTAATGAAATCAAAATATTTTATACTACATAAAACTAAAAAACAGTCTGTTTAATCTATTTATAGTTAAAACAACTAAATGAAAGTCGTAATTAATGAAAGTCAATTATTAAGATTATTTGAAGCGAATACGCTTGTAGATAATCTTAATAATCTCATAGACCCTAAAAAATTTATATATGAATTTGGTTATGGGGATACTTTTATTTTACCAAGTAGTGTTATGATAGAAGGTGATATTCAAGACGAAGATATAAGTGTTCGGGTTGAAATTGGTAAAGTAATTTATAAAGGACAGGAAGTTACAGACTTCGCTAATAACTACGTTTTTTTCTCAGGAGAAGGTGACGATTCTGTTTTAACAACACAATATAAGGTATTCGTTAGTGACAAAATAAACCAATTATTAAGAGTAACTCCAATTAGAATAAGTGAATGGGACGTTTTTATCGCGATGGAATACTAAACGTAGCATATTTATAAAATAAAAGATATGAAAATATTAGGACCAAATGATACGGGTAAAGGGATTTTAATTGAGTGGGATGCCGGTTTTATAAACCCACACGATAAACGTAACGCCGATATTATAAAAGAATCATATGGTCAATTAGACCATTCTAAACCTTTTGAGTTTTACGCAGTATTACAAAAATACGACACACCAAATAGAAATGGTAGAATATATCCTGAATCAATATTAAGGAGAGAAGGTGAAAAATACCAAGAGGCAATAAAGAAAGGATTATCGATATCAGAACTTAATCACCCTGAATCGTCACTTATCGACTTAGACCGTGTATCACACTTGATAACTGATATGTGGTGGGAAGGTAATGTTCTAATGGGTAAAATAAAATTATTGACATCACCAGGTTTTCATAAAACAGGTGTTGTATCATGTCCAGGAGACCAAGCAGCAAATCTTATGAGACAGGGAGTCACTATGGGAGTATCGTCTCGTGGTGTAGGTTCTTTAGTTAAAAAAGGTGAAAGGAATGAAGTACAGGATGATTTCGAATTAATTTGTTTTGATTTAGTATCCTCACCATCAACACCAGGAGCTTACTTATTCCTTAATCAAGATGATAGAATGAAGTACGATGAGAACATTGAAGAAGAGACAAAACAAAGAAGTATAAATGGTGAACCTGAAAAAGGTTTAGACAAATCACTTGACTTAATGAAGAAATTAACCGATTATTTAGGATATTAATTAAAACTAAGAAAAAAAAATAAAATGGAAGAAAAGTATTTTGTAGCAAAAATTCAGTATGATATGCCAGACGAGCATTCAGGTAAGATTAAAAAAATCAGAGAAGAAAAATTAGTTAAAGGTTTTAACGTAACAGATGTTGAGGCTAAAGTTACTAAAGCTTTTGAAGGATTTACTCACGATTGGAGAATATCTGCATGTGTCGAAAGTAAAATTGATGAAGTAATCGAGTAATACTTCACATACATATTATAAAATTAAAATCGGGTAAACCCCGATTTTTTTTTGCCTATTGTTTTATAAAGTGATTTTTTTTTAATTCGTGTATATTTATTATAAAAACTATAAATAAACATTTTGCAAAAAAATAACTAAAATGGCACAAAAAAAACAAAACTTAGTTGAAGAAGCGCTACTACAAATGGAAAATTTGAAGGAAGCCGTTACGGAGAATGCAAAAGGAATACTTGCTTCTACTATGAAGGAAGAAATCAGTGAATTAGTAAAAGAATCTCTAAATGAAGAAGAGATTGAAGACGAAGTGTCTGTTGAAGCAATGGAAGGTGAAAAAATGGAAGAAGGTGACGATATGGAGAAATCTGTAAAGCACGAAACAAAAGAACAAGACGAACTTGACATTGAAGACGACATGGAACTAGATGTTGACATGGACATTGAAGACGAATCCGATGAGGATGAGGATGATATGGAAATTGATACTGATGATATGCTTATGATGGATTTACCAGGTGATGAGTTAGAAGTGGATGACGAAGAAGAAATTCTTTTACCACTTGACCTTACAGGTGCATCTGACGAAGAAATCCTTAAGGTCTTTAAAGCTATGGGTGAAGAAGACGGAATCGTTGTTACACAAGACGGTGACGAAATCACACTTAAAGATGATGAGGCTGATGTTGAATATCAAATTCAAATGGAGGAATTCGGAGGTAAGAAAGGTGACGACTCTAAATCTCATAAGGACTACGAAGAATCTAACGAAGAATACGGAGGTAAGAAAGGCGATGATTCAAAATCTCACAAAGATTATGAAGAATCAAATGAAGAATACGGAGGTAAGAAAGGTGATGATTCAAAATCTCACAAGGATTATGAAGAATCTAACGAAGGAGACGAAGTGGTTTATGAAATTGAACTCGGAGAGGATGACGGAAACTATTATGGTGACGCAGCTGAAGACGACTACTCACAAATTGAGAAGTTGAAAAAAGACGCACACCACGATGCTGAAGAACATCACAAAGAGGAACATTACGAAGAGTATGGTGGTAAAAAAGGAGACGATTCAAAATCTCACAAGGATTATGAAGAATCTAATGAAGAGTTCGGAGGTAAAAAAGGTGATGATTCAAAATCACACAAAGATTACGAAGAGGCTAAAGAAGGTATGGTGAGAAGTCACGCTGCTGGACAGAAAGCATCTTCTGATAAATCTAAAGGACTTCCAAAACCACATTCTATTCCTAATAGAGCAAGGTACAATGAATCACTTGAGAAAGAAGTAAAACAATTAAGAGAAAAAAATGAAGAGTACCGTAAGGCACTTAACATCTTTAAAGAAAAACTTAATGAAGTTGCTGTTTTCAATTCAAATCTAGCATACGCTACTCGACTGTTTACTGAGCATTCGACAACAAAACAAGAAAAAATAAACATTTTAAGACGTTTTGATTCTGCTGAAACAATAAAAGAATCGAAAAGTCTTTATAAGACTGTAAAAGAAGATTTAGACGCGAAAGGAAGTTCTGCAGTTGTAACTGAATCAGTTGCATCTAAAGTACAGAAATCACCATCTAAAGGTTCTGCTACAAATCTTATCGAAAGTAAAACCTACGAAAATCCTCAGTTCATGAGAATGAAAGATTTAATGGGTAAACTTCAAAAATAAAATTTAAAAAAAACAAATACTAAAATGGGAGCATTATTAGAATCAGGTCTTGTTGGTAATATTGGGTTAAAACACCTTAAAGTTATCAAAGAAGACACAATCAACAAATGGGACAAATTAGGATTCCTAGAGGGTCTTAAAGGTCACGTAAAAGAGAACATGGCACAATTATATGAAAACCAAGCGTCTCACTTAATTAACGAAGCATCTGCTTCAGATAACTCAGGTTCATTTGAAACAGTAGTCTTCCCTATCATTAGAAGAGTATTCTCTAAATTATTAGCTAATGATATCGTATCAGTACAAGCGATGAACTTACCAATCGGTAAATTATTCTACTTTGTACCTAAAATTCAGAACAGAAATAAGAATGGAACACACCACGCACCGTTTGGGGCTCCTGGTAACACAGGAAGTACTGAAGCAGGTTATAATGGTGGTAAAAACCTTTATGATAGATTTTACGAAGGTTCTGCACCGAATTCAGACCCAGCTGGGTTATTCGATTACTCTAAAGGAGCATTTTCAGGTCTTACAAAAAATTTAGACCCAGTAAAATGGGATGGTTCAACATTAGTAGACGCTGCTGGTGGTGGTGCTGGTAACTACACGGGTAACACAAGACAAGTCTTGGTAGCATTAACAGGATTCTCATCTGCAGGTCAAGGTAAATTAATCGGACCTACAGGTAACGAACAAGATACTGAAGATTTCTTAGCATCATTAGAAGTAAGTAAAGGTACAGAATTCTTTAACTTTAACGTGGTAACACAGAAGTATGGTAAAGGTATCGTTGAGTATGGTGAAGAAACTCAAACTAACTTCTACAATAACCCTGCGGGACCAGGTGGTAAGTATGATAATATTTGTACAGCTAACGGTGTAATCTATTTATCAATCGATACTTCAAAACCTGTTGAAGGATGTGCTAACTGTTCAATCGATGGTTATACAGGTACGACATTCGGTGATACAGGTGTAGCTAAAGGTGACTTCAAAGCATCTTACAGAGTATATGCTGACTTAGAATTCGAAGACCAAATGGGTGAAGTTTCTTTTGACCTTGATGCAGTTACTGTATCGGTTACAGAAAGAAAACTAAGAGCACAATGGTCTCCAGAATTAGCACAAGATGTTTCTGCATTCCATAACATTGATGCTGAGGCTGAATTAACAGCTTTATTATCAGAACAAGTGGCTGCTGAAATTGACCGTGAAATCTTAAGAGACTTAAGAAAAGGTGCGGCTTGGACATTACGTTGGGATTACAACGGATGGAAGAGAGTGTCTAATGGTTCAGTTAACTATAACCAAAAAGACTGGAATCAGACATTGATTACTGCGATTAACCAAATCTCAGCTCAAATTCACAAATCTACATTAAGAGGTGGAGCTAACTGGATTGTTGTTTCTTCGGAAATTTCAGCTATCTTTGATGACTTGGAATACTTCCACGTATCAAATGCGGCTCCAGACCAAGACCAATACAACATGGGTATTGAAAGAGTAGGTACATTATCAGGTAGATACCAAGTGTACAGAGACCCTTACTTCCCACCAAACACTGTTTTATTGGGACATAAAGGTTCTTCATTATTGGATACAGGGTACGTTTACGCACCGTATGTACCATTACAGTTGACACCTACAATGTATAACCCGTTCAACTTTACTCCGATAAAGGGTATTATGACGAGATACGCTAAGAAAATGGTTAATAACCGTTTCTATGGTAGAATCGTAGTTGATGGTGTTAGAACATTTGACTTGAACTCTTTAAGATAATATATCTTAATAGGAATATTAAAGGGGACCTTATTGGTCCCCTTTTTTATTTGTATAGTTTCTAATACAATGAGGGGAGTCTTCCCCAAAATACATACATCTTAAAATTTCATTTTCAATTCTTAATGGTTGAAATTTATCACCATCATTTGGTTTATGACCATTATTACGTGCCTTCATCATAATCATTTCATTTTTCACAATTTTAGTACTTATTTCACTTTTAGTCATAATGTATTTTTTTTGCATAAAAAAAGGGACAACGTCCCTTTTTAATTAATTAGCTTTGTGTACTTCAGGGTCAGGAACTGATTTTTCTTTATCCTCAGGAGGTGTAGTTAACACTCTGATTGCTCTTGAAATCACTTCAGACTCTTCGATACTAAATGCACCTCGTTTGTGTGCCGATTTAGCTGCGTGTACTACACAGTACAATGATTGGTCACCATTTAAGTTC